GAAGCCGAAGACGAAATGGAAAAGCATAAGTCTGAAAAAATGGCTTCCCTTGAAAAAGAGCTCGCAGAATATCGTAAGGCTGTACAACTCCTACGAGGCAAGCTACACGAAGTCAATCTTCTCAACGCAAAACTCCTTTATACCAACAAAATCTTCCGTAAGGAAGGTTTGACCAGTGAACAAATGGTGACGGTTGTAGAAAACTTCGACCGCGCATCAACAGTTCGTGAAGTCAAGATGGTATACACAGTTCTTGTTGAAACATTAACTTCAACAGCAAAGGCAGTAAAGGCAGTAAAGACAACCAAGGTCGTGACTGAAGGGTTCGCAAGTAAGGCAACCCCAAGTACCGCACCAAAGGCAGCTGAAGTAATCGCAGAAAACTCAGTTGCAAAGCGTCTACAACAACTCGCAGGACTTATCTAACCTCATAGGAGAACAGCAATATGTCAGAAGTAATGAACCTTATCAGTGAAGCCGGTTCAGCACACAAGGTAATCACTGAAGAAGCCCGCAAGTTAGCAGGCAAGTGGGAAAAGTCAGGTCTTCTCGAAGGCCTCAAGAGTTACGACAAGCAAGCAATGGCAGTAATGCTTGAAAACCAAGCATCACAACTCCTCCAAGAAAACTCAGTAACCAACCAAGCTGGTACTGCAGGTGAACAATGGGCAGGCGTTGCACTTCCATTAGTCCGTAAGGTAATGGGCTCAATCGCAAGTAAGAACTTCGTATCAGTCCAACCAATGAACCTTCCTTCAGGACTTGTGTTCTATATGGACTTCAAGTACGGCACAACCGTAAACGGTCAAACCGCAAACACCTCAATCTATGGTAATGCACTTTCATCACCATATAGTACCTTCGGTAACACCAACGAAGGCGGCCTCTATGGCGCAGGACGTTTCGGTTACACCATCAATGATGCTTCAGTAACCATCAACGCAGTAGCAAACACCACAGTAGCATTCTCAGATGTTAACTACAACCAAGACTTCGTAGTAACTGGTAGTCTTGTAAAGTTTGTCGTTCCAGGCGTAAGTGCTTCAAACGCAGACTTCCTCTCAGTACGTACATTCATTCCAAGTGGTTCACTCAGTGGTTCAGTAAGTGCAGCTTCAGTTGTACTCCCAGAATTCACTAAGTACGACGGCACCAACATCACCTTCATTCTTAACACCGTATCAACTGGTTCAATCACTGGTCTTAGCTACGTCAAGCAACCAACTGACACCACCCGCGGTGACTTCGAAGACCGCACAGGTGACGGCACCGATATCGGTATCCCACAACTCAATCTTGAACTCAAGTCAGAAACCATCGTTGCTAAGACTCGTAAGTTGAAGGCAGTATGGTCACCAGAACTTGCACAAGACTTGAACGCATACCACAGTATTGATGCAGAAGCTGAATTAACAGCAATGTTAAGTGATTACATCTCAGCAGAAATCGACCTCGAAATCCTTGATATGTTAATCCAAGCAGCTCCATCAGTCACCACCGAATACTGGTCAGCAGAAATCGGTAAGGTATGGAACGGTTCAGCATTCGCAGCTTCCTCATTCACTGGAACTGCATGGACCAACATGACCTGGTACCAAACCCTCGGTCAAAAGATGCAAAAGGTAAGTAACAAGATTCACCAACTCACCATGCGTGGTGGTGCAAACTTCGCAACGTAATGTTAATGGGCTTCCGTGGAAGTAACTTCCTCGAAACTGGTGCAGTATACGCACCATACATCCCACTCATCCTTACCCCATTGGTATATGACCCAACGAACTTCACACCACGCCGTGGCGTGATGACTCGTTACGCTAAGAAGGTCGTACGCCCAGAATTCTTCGGTAAGGTGTACATCGACGGATTAAACCTCGTTTAATTCGATAGAGTAACTGAGTAGATAAATTGGGTGGCCGAAAGGTCACCCTTTTTATTTCCGGTCGGTCAAAATATGAGTTAATGATTTAATAAAACTATTTATTAGTAGTCCTCAAACAGAGAGTTTTATGGAAACACAAGAACCAATTTTTTACGATGGTGTTCCTCGTAGTCCTGTAGGGATTACTCCTTTCGGGTTTTTTGATGCCGATAGTGCATTCCAAGTAGATGCTCCACGGGCTGCAGAATTCGTTGCAAGAAAGTTGGGATATCCTGTCGTAGAAGTTGAATTGTTAGATAAGCAAATTTATGCATGCTTTGAAGAAGCTATTACCACCTATGGTAATCAAGTCAATCAATTTAATGCACGTGAACATATGATGTCACTTCAAGGATTGAGTACATCAACATCAGCAACTCAAAAGAATATTGTTGGAACTGCATTACCACAATTAGTTAAGTTAGCATCAGATTATGGTACTGAAGCTCAATCTGGCGGTGATGTGAATGTAAAGCGTGGATGGATATCCGCATCAATAGGAACACAAAGTTATGATTTGAAGACATTGTGGGCAGACCCATATGAAAGTGGATCTGCAATTGAAATTCGTCGTATGTACCATTACATGCCACCAGCAATTGCACGTTACTATGACCCGTTTGCAACCACGGGTCTTGGTCTAACTAACTTAATGAGTGAATTCGGGTTCGATGGATACTCACCACCAGTGACGTTCGTGATGATGCCTGCCTACGAAGATTTACTCCGTATTCAAGCAATTGAAATCAATGATATGATTCGTAAGAGTCAATACGGATTTGAAATTGCAAATAATGTGGTGCGATTCCAACCAGTCTTTAAGGAAAGTAAAGTAATATATTTTGATTATATGGTAGTGAAAGATAAACAAGCAAACGTATTTCAATCGGGGTCTAATATCGCAGGTGACCTTTCGAATGTGCCATATACCCATATAACGTACGCAAATACAAATGATATGTCCCGCACGTGGATATTCAAATACACACTCGCATTAGCAAAAGAATTATTAGGTATTATTCGTTCAAAGTTCGAAAACATCCCATATCCAGACGGAGTAATTCGTTTGGATGGTGAACTTCTTCGTCGTGAAGCGGTCACCGAAAAAGAAATGCTTGTTAAGGAACTTCGTGAAACATTGGAAGAAACGGGTATGCAAGCACAAATGAAGAAACAAGCGGAAAACTCTAAGAACATGCAAGAAATGTTTAAGAATATTCCTACTCTCATTTACATAGGTTAATACATGGCACGCTTTGTCACACAACGTGATTTTGAATTTATCCAACACATCACTCGGGAATTGATTGATGAAACAATGGACGTTGCGGTTATTCTTTATAAGATTGTAGTAGATTCCGCTAAAGTGAATATTTACGGAGAAAGTGTTACCAAGCCACGATACACTCCAGTAAAAGTAAATGCGATTGTTAAGTACGATAAAAATACTCCAGTTCGAGAAGAAGGGTTTGGCGTAAATCAAGACCAACAAACTGAATTTAGATTCGCTCGTCGTATGTTACAAGACGTAAATACGTACCCAGAAATTGGTGATGTTATTGGATATAACAATCACTATTATGAAATTCATAATATTACGGAAACACAACTTATCGCAAGTAAGCCAGGGTTTAATACCGCAATCATTTGTATGGCACATCTCACTCGTCGTACAAGTATTGATATTGAAGAGGCACAAGTATGAGCGAAACGCCAGTAGTACAACGCGTCGATGTACAGCAGCAAAAGGCTGTACAAAATCGGGCAAACGACATCCCATTAGGTAACACACCACCTATTGCAGTTACGCTGTATACGATTGATAATGCTATTCTTGGATATATGAATGACCGCATTAAACCTATCGTAACACAGAACGGAAATGAAGTTAAAGTACCTGTCATTTACGGTGACCCAGAACGTTGGAAATCTGCTCAACGTGATGGGGTCATGCGTGATTCTATTGGTAAGATTCAATTACCGATGATTATGATTCGTCGCGCGGGAATGAAGAAGTCTATGATTAATTCCCCCGTTAACAAGTATTTGGAACGTACATTTGAAACGGGATGGAATCGCCGGACTCCATATGACCAGTTTGCGGTGAAAAACCATATTACTCCAAGTCGGGAATACGTGGTTACTACAGTACCCGATTATTATGAAATAAATTATCGATGCATTATTTGGACCGAATATATGGAACAAATGAATGCGGTGGTAGAAAATATTTCATTCGAAACTGACCAATATTGGGGTGAACAAAATAACTATAAATTTCGTACTTCGGTAAAGTCATTCGAGCCATTAACAGAATTACCAAGTTCGGCGGATAGAGTGGTTCGGACTCAGTTTGATATGACGGTATACGCATATCTTCTACCAGAAAACGCATTGGACAGACAGAATAATAGAACTACTACTACACAAAAACGGTATTCCGTCAAAAAAGTGGTTACTTTTACCGAAATAGAAAGTGAATAATTGATGTTTAGGTAAAAAAACAGATATTTATAATACGAGTTGTATTGTACACAAAAGAGGTTATTATGATAACAGTTGCAAAGGAAGAACTTGACCAAATTAATTCCTTAAAATTAAAGTTAGCTTCAACGGTATCCGATTCCGGTCAACTCGCATTACAAATACAAATGATGGAATTGGAAACAGTTGAATTGAAAATTAAACTTGAACAACAAGGAAAGGTGTTCAAAAATTTGGTTGATGAAGAGCAAGCATTGGTAAAACGGTTGTCAGAAAAGTATGGCGCTGGACAAATCAATTTTGAAACCGGCGAGTTTATCCCAGAGAAATAACAAATTTAGTTTGGAGAATACCGTATGGCAGAACGCATCGTGTCACCTGGCGTATTTACGCAAGAACGTGACCTTTCATTCCTCCCGCAAGGTGTAGCAGAAATCGGTGCCGCCTTTGTGGGACCAACCACCAAGGGACCAGCATTTGTCCCTACAACAGTACAAGGTATTGATGGGTTCGTCACGACATTCGGTGAACCTAACGGTACTTCCTACACTGGTTATGCTGTTAAGAACTACCTTCAAGAAGCTGGAAGTGCAACAATCGTTCGTGTACTTGGTTTAGGTGGATACGCCACTACTGCCGCAACAATTTATGCAACTGGTTCGGCTGGACAACGAGTGTTTGCATTACTTCATCCAACGGTATCTGGTAGTAGTCTTTCTAGTGTAGCAATAGGTGGTACTACCGCAAGCTTTAATTTAGTTCTCAGTAGTTCAGCAGGAGTACACACTTCAGCAAGTTCACTCAGTGCAATTTCTACTGATACTTCATATGTTCAAACATATTTTGGAACTAATCCACAAAGTGATTCAAGTTATCCAGCATATGTTTACGCTATTTTCCCAGACGCTCTTACACAAGCTGGAGCATCAGTTACTCTATCAGCAGTAACTTCAAGTCTCAGTTTGTTAACCCAATACGATAATGCAACGACTCCTTGGATTCGTTCGCAACCAATCGGTGGTGTAAAGCACAACTTATTTAAGGTCCACACACTCAGTGATGGTACTGGCGCAAACAAAGAAATCAAGGTATCTATCATTGGCGTATCACCAAGTCTCGACCCAGATAGTGATTTCGGCACATTCACTCTCGCTATCCGTGAATTCGGTGATACCGATACTTCAACCAATGTACTTGAACAATTTGATAACTTGAACCTTGACCCAGATAGTGCAAACTACATCGCACGTCGAATTGGTAATAGTGTTCCAACTTATAATTCAAGTACTGGTGAAACTTATTACGAAGGCGACTACGAAAATATTTCAGAATATGTTCGTATCGAAATGAGTGAAGATGTAATCCCAGAAAACGCAGTTCCTTATGGATTCGCAGCACTCAATTCTACCGTTTCATCAAGTGCAGGTGAAGTAACTAGTGGGTCATACGTCACCAGTCGTTGGTTGAGTGGTAGTACCGCAGGTTGGAACGCAAACGCAATAGACAAGCGTTACTATTATGGATTCAACTTTGATGACGCAACCAGTCTTTCCTACCTTGCACCACTTGTTGGTACAAACGTTGTAGGAACGGAATTCAATATCAGTGGTTCAGTGGGTACCACTGAAGTAAACGGAAGTCCAATTTCTCTCTACAGTCGTGACCACGTTTCATATCGTCGCTTCTCTGTACCATTCCAAGGTGGATTTGACGGATTCAAGCCAAATCGTCAAATCGCACTCGGTGGAGCAATCACTTCAACAAATTCACAAGGATTCGACCTTTCCAACGCTTCGGCATCGGGTTCAGTTGAATATAAGAGAGCACTCAATACATTAGGTAATCCAGATAACATCGACCTTAATCTCTTAGTAATTCCTGGTGTTATCTACTCACAACACAGTTATATCGCTCAATCGGCAATTGACCTTTGTGAAGCTCGCGGAGATTGCTTCTATCTTCTCGACCTTGATACACTTGACGCAAGTATAAATGCAGTCACCGCTCAAGCAGAAACTCTTGATACCAATTACGCCGCATCCTACTATCCTTGGGTCCGTGTAGTTGATACCGACACTAACAAGTACATCTGGGCACCACCATCAATCGTACTTCCAG